CACCCGCGCCAACCTCACCCGCGCCAACCTCACCCGCGCCAACCTCACCCGCGCCAACCTCACCTATATCCGCAACGACTTCTGGTCGGTCCTTTTGTTCGCGCAACCGGAAATTTCTTATCTCCGGAAAGCCATCGTGGAAGGAAAAGTAAATGGATCTGTTTACCGGGGAGATTGCGCGTGTCTTGTCGGTACGATCGCCAATGCCCGCAAGTGTGACGTATACACCCTCACGGGAGGCTTGGAACCGAACAGCAACAGGGCCGCGGAGCGTTTCTTCATGGCCATCAAAGAGGGCGATAAACCCGAGACAAACCCAGCGTCCAAGATTGCTCTTGAGTGGCTCGATCAGTTCGTCGAACAAATCAAAACCTAATCACCAAAATATGAAGAATAAATTGGAAGGGTATTGCTACGTGTGCGGGGAGGTCGTCCCTGAGGAGAAAGGCTTGGCGGAACAGCTTCCGCGATCTTCCGGGGAAGCAGGATGGGGAAAGACGAAGTGGAGCGTGCGACATAAAAACTGTCAGCCACCTCCCGATAGTGCGGAGACAGGAGCAAATATAAAAACATAAAAATTACAATCACCATGAACATAGAAATTAGGAAAGCTGAACGCGTTAAGTCAAAACTTCGCCTGGGCCTCTCCGGCCCGGCAGGCTCGGGGAAAACGATGAGCGCGCTTAAAGTCGCGAAAGGGATAGGCGGCCCGGTGTGCCTGATAGACACCGAGCGCGGTTCGGGCGACCTCTACGCGAACCTGTACGATTACTCGGTAATTACGCTCGAACCACCATTCAAGCCAGACGTTCTCATTGATGCGATACATGCCGCGGAGAAGGCAGCATTCAACGTCATCATCGTAGATTCGCTATCGCATTTTTGGAGCGACGAGGGCGGCATCTTGGACCAAGCGGACAAAATGCAGAACTCCGGCAAGAACCGCTTTACGTTGTGGGCGGATCTCACGCCGCAGCACCGACGCCTCGTGAACGCCATGCTCAATTCGCCCAAGCACATCATCGGTACGATGCGCTCGAAGCAGGAGTACGCGATGGAGACGAACGATCAGGGCAAGGCGAGCGTGAAGAAGCTCGGCCTCGCTCCGGTCCAGCGCGAGGGGATGGAGTACGAGTTCACCGTATTCTTCGACATCTCCCAAGACCATTACGCGAAGGTCACGAAGGACCGCACCAATATGTTCGGCAACGAGGTCTTCATCATGAACGAGCAGACCGGCACTCGCCTGGCGAAATGGCTCGACGAAGGCCGCGCGGATATCCTCGCGCTGAAGCGGGAGATCATGGGCCAGTTTGAACGGCTCGAAATCCCGGTTCCGGCCGGCAAACTGGAAGCGCGCGAGTTCCTCACGGGCGCGGTCAAGAAGCTCACCGGCTTAGAGCTTAGCGACGAGAATCTCTTGAAGGTCGTCGCTGCTCTCGTGGACATCGAGGACAAGAAGAAGGCGTACGACGCCGTCTTTGAAGAGAAAAAGGTCGCTGCAAAGAAAGCGGCGTAGCACTCTCGCAACATCAATGGAGTTAGAAATTGAAAAATTCAATCCCACCAAAGCGCAGTTATCACTTCTCGTAGAGGAATCGAAAGCGCTCGACCTCACCGATCCTTTCGACCGCGACCAGCTAGGGAAGGTAAAGAAGGCGCGCCTCAACCTCCGCGACGCCCGCATAGCAATAACGAAAATCGGTAAAGGTCTCCGCGAAGACGCTCTGAAGTTTCAAAAGGAGGTCATCGCGAAGGAGAAGGAGCTCGTCGGAATCATCGAACCGGAGGAGAACCGCTTAGCGGAGATTGAGGAGCGTGCCGACAAAGCCGTCGAACGCAAAAAGCGCCTTGAGCTATTACCCCATCGCAGGGAGCGTCTCGCCGCGATAGGTGACGGGCATTCCGAGACCGACGACCAGCTTCTCGATATGGACGGCCCGACGTTCGAAGGATATTGCAATGAACGTATTGCCGCCAAAAACGAGGCAGACCGGCAGCGCATCGAGGCGGATAAGCGGGCGATCGAAGAAGAGAAGCGTAGAATCGAACGGGAGAATGAGATGCGCGAACGGGAAGACAAGGCTCGCTCCGAGGAGCGTGATCGCGTCGAGCGTGAGCAAAGAGAAAGGGACGCACGAGAGCAACGCGAAAAGGAAGAAGCCGAATTGCGAAACAGAGAAGAACAGGAGCGGCTCGAACGCGAGGAGCACTATCAGGCTTTCTTGAAAGGGCACGGTTATACGGTCGATACCGCAAAAGAATTCACGATTGCCAGGTCTGATATAGAAGCGAAGCTCTACAAGTTAGTTGGTGTATTCAAAATAAAATAATCTCAAATACGAAATGAATCTAAACAAAGCAATCATCCTTGGAAGAGTTACCGCCGATCCGCAGTTACGAACGACGGCCGGCGGACAATCGGTAACGACGTTCGGCATCGCAACCAACCGGGCCTGGACGGACAAGCAAGGCAGCAAGCAGGAAGACGTGGAGTTCCACAACATTGTTTTGTGGGGCAGACAGGCAGAAATAGCAAGCCAGTTTCTGGCAAAGGGCGGTCTTGTCCTCGTCGAAGGGCGGATTGCCACCCGGACCTGGGAGGACAAGGAGGGGCAGACGCGCCGAGCTACAGAAATTATCGGCGAACATATCCAGCTCGGACCCAAGCCGGAAGCAAAGTCGCCAGTCGCCAAAAATGAAAGGTCGGGCAAGGCCCCAAAGCGGGAGCCAAAGGTCGCACCCGATCAAGAGGAAATTCCTTCCATCAACCTCGACGAGGAGGAAATCCCGGTCGAAGACATCCCCTTCTAAAGAAATTAGCCGCGGCCCGGAATCGCCGGGCCGCAAAGACCCGCATGAAGAATTACTACTACAACCCAAAAACGCAGGACCTCACAATCTTCGACACCGAGACGAAAGAAATGCTCGTGCTCGAACGATTGCTCGGTGTGCGCGTTCTCACAACGTCAGATTTAGACAGTCCGGGCGGCGACGAGCCCGTGAAGAAGTGAAAGAACCACAATTGGGACGCGACCGCCGGAAAAGCCAAGCGTCATTATAAGACGCGGAAGCCGAAAGCCGAGAAACCCGCTAAAACGAGAGCGCCGCGCGTCATCTCCTGCAAGAATTGCGGTGGACAGGGCCACTTTGCCAAGACGTGCAAAAACGCGCCCGCCCAAAGCCCCCCCCCTCTTCCGAAGGAACTCCCCGATGAAGAAGTCACCAAGATCGCGCGGGAGGAACGTGGCCAGGGTGAGGTCTAAAGTCCGGATTCAGCTTTTGTAATCTTTCGCTTTCGATGGCAAAGAACCGCCGCGAGCGACCCAAAGGCAAAGGTCAGTGGCAACGCAATTTCGCCACCAAACGCCATGTTCCGTGCCCACAAACCCGCGAGATACGCAACCAAGAACCCTACTCCGCACCCTCCAAGAATGATGAGCCCATTCCAGAGCCTCCATCCTTCCTCAGCTTTGCTGATGGCGAACGCGCTTAATACGATGAACACCGCAAAGAGGATCATTGTGACCTCCTGCCCAATAAAGCAATAGACCAGACATTAACCCAAAAAGAACGCATCCTCAATCGTCTTAATGAAGGCACATGGTTTTCTACCGTCGAATGCGTGCGAGATTTTCACATTCTTAGGTTAGGCGCGAGAATTTTTGACCTTCGTTCAGAGGGATATCAAATCGAGGAGCGCCGCGTTGAAGGAACGAGCTATTCAGAATATCGCTTGCGCCCGGCCCGCCCGATCGTTCTTCCTCCCGCATTCAAAGCTCCCGCGCCCGATAAAAAATCTCCCTCTCTCTTCTGATGTTCCTCCGCAAGCTGGAAACGGGAGAATGTCAGGAGCACGGATCACGATGTAAGACAGCGCGCCTCATGGAGTGCAACGAGTGCCACGGGGAGTTCGTGATCCACGGGGAAATCAATGCGCCCCGGCGGAGTTACTGCTCGCGGGAATGCCGCAACAAAGGCTCTAAAGCAGTCTTCGAGCACGGCGAGGAAATGAAAAAGAAATGGGCGCGCATCAAATACGGCCGCGCGCCCGCACAAAATCAAAAATGATTTATTTTATAATCCTCATAGCGGTCGGTGTTCTGTCGTGGCTCATCCTACCGCCCCGATGTAAGAAATGCGGCGCGGAGATAAAGAATACTTGGTCGCTCGACAATCCAAGGCTAGGTTGTGACTGCGAACAAAAATGACGACTGCCTTAATCCGCGCTACGGATCATGACGTACACGAGACTGAGGCCGAAGGTGTTGGGCTTCGGATTGTTGTTTGGGGGAACCACAAATCGCAGCTTGAATCCAGAATCCTCAAGTGAAGCGATAACGCCCGCGCAATCGGGACCGGGTGCCGGCGGGGTGAGACCCGCGCTGACGCTCGAAGCGAAAAATGAATTGCCCACACCGCTAGGCAGCGAGGGTGCTACACACTCCAAAAGCTCCACATCGTCACCCGAGTCTCTCATTCTGCGCTTTTCCCCCGTCTGCATAAAATAGCTGATTCCTCCCACGTCCGAAGCTACGAAATCCAAGGTGTAACCCGCCTGCGAAAGTTCTGTAATGGTCTCGGCACACACCGCGCTGGGGATAAAAAGAGCAGGGTCGCTCGCATGCACGATGGGAGGAATCGGCGGATAAACATTTGGTTCATAACAATCGAAATTTGCAACTTGGTGTGGCCTCCTGTCATCCGCCAAAACCGGCTTAGTTGCCACCGTGGCGTGAAAACCGAGCATCGCCAACAGTACCAACACGAGCGAAACAGCAACGGCAATAACGAATAGCTGGGTTTTGTTTTTCATCTTTTTCTCCTCTGCGGTTCACGGGGTACAACTTGGATGGATGGCCGCCTGAATAAGGTGTGCGGAGACTGCGAAGACTCTAGCGGTTAAACGCAGGGTGTCAAGTATCAAAATATGAACAGTACGGCTGGTACCACACGCTCCCAAGGAGAAATGATTTATCTCGCAATCCTTATAGCGCTTGGCTTCCGATTAAGACGCACCGCTATTTCTCGGTGCCTGATTCAACCCCCAACCATAACGCCCCGCATAGATTGATCAGCCATCCCACGACGTACAAGAAGGTACTGTCCCTATCGTACGCCTTGTATGCAGCCTCACTTACTTCCTTCTGAGCTTTGGCATCTTTCAAGACATCCTGCTCCGCATCCCTGACCTCTTTCGCAAGCATATCGCTCGTAAAGTAGAGCACCGAGAGTTGTGACAGGTCTTCGGGTGTGACCGTAAGAAAATGTCCTTTTGACGGATCTCTCGCCAGATCGAATATTTTTTTCTGCATCTTCGATCTAAATTTACTATCGGTCTCCTGCTTATTCTCTGACCAACGACGTTTTAACGAATTCAAGTAATTTCGCGTACTTGTGGATTGGTACGGTAGTGCCTGGAAGAGGTTTTCTGTTGAGTCGAGCGTCAAAGAATTTATCATCTCCATATTGTCTATTTCCCGAGAAACACTATTTCCAATACTATTCGCCATGTGGGTTTTCTCATTCCGTGTGCGTGGCATTTCGTCTCTTAAACCTCCGATGCTCCGTTTCACATCTTCTATCTCCTCAATCATGAGAGAAATATCCTCCCGAACCTTTGAATTCGTTTGCGCTAATGCAATAGCGCCAACGATCGCCTTTAATTCCTCTCGCTTACCCTCTTTCACAACGAAGGTTAAAAAAAGGATTAATGAGCCGATCAATGTCAGCAATCGTCGTCGCCGCGCGAAAATAAAGGTAGGAAACTTTTCAAGCCTTTTGGGTCTCCGTTTCCAAACCGCTATGCGTTCTTTCATTCACCCCTCCGAAAACACGTATGCGACCCCCTCCCTGGAAGATTGCGCATTCTACTCTTCCCTTACGTCTCTTGGGAACAAACCCATTTGCTATACTTAAAAAAACACCGCAGTAATGCTCCGCACCACCCCGCTTCGCAGATCGAGCAAATCACCCACCGCAAAGCTCAAGGAAAGAATCCAAGCACTTGTACGTGCCATCGTCATCAAGCGCGATAACGGTTGTTTGCTCAAAGGCTTCAACGGCGTGGCCTGCAATCCAGTGCTCCAGGCAGATCACCTTATCACCCGGGGAAAAAATATCGGTTTCGCTGATACGCGGCTCATCGTCTGTCTTTGCAAAGGCCATCACACCGCCAAGACCTATGACACTACGGGAATATACGAAGCGGCGATACGCGAGCGCATCGCACCCGAACGGAGAACTCTTTGGGATCGCGCCCGCGCCGATCAAAAAAGCTATCCCATGTCCGCCTATGATTGGGCCAAAGAAGCCCTCGCGCTCGAACATGAATTAGGGCAAATGATTTGATGATCGTCCGCGCCGCAAAAAACAAGCAGAAGCCCAACGGTTCGGCCGCCGAAGAGAAAGGCATCTGTCAATCCTGCGGACATCTCTGGTACGTCCATTTCGCGCCGAACGGGTGCGTTTTTTATATCAGGCCGAGCCCGGTGTTTAGGGCGCTGAAGCAGAACGGCAAACATTGCGGGTGCAAGGCAGAAAAGAAAAGTCTATAAGGTACGTAGATTCAATGACATCCATCGGCGCAAACTCAAAGAACTTTCCTTGACACTTACCCGCGATGTGAAGCATAAAATGGTTGATGAGAGGTCATTCCAGTCCGCAGTTTCCCTTGGTCGAGCGGATTCGTCGGTTCGCCGCCGCGCTGACCGAAATCATCTCTATCCTTGAACGCACCCTCCTAAAGATTTTCAGGTCCGCCGAGCGCATTCTTTTTCACATCGTCATTTTCGCGGGAGCACTCTACGCCGTGTATCAGATTCTTAAACACCATTGAATCAGATAGATACCGCCGCTGTTCGAGTAACTGCCAAACTTAACATAATACCGTCGGCCGTTGACGGGTGCGTTGGTCGGTACAGAATTGGTTCAACACGAAAGGCACCACGGGTGAACTTTCATGCCAGTTCAAATTCAAATCGACCATCTCATTCATTTCTATGACACCCTCACGTTGAGCGAGCTGGTCATCGTCCGCCTCCTGATGTATCTAGTGTTTATCTACGGGGCTTGGCATATCACGCGCGCACTTTACCATGCAGAGAAACCCCCGAGTACGTCCCGAATCTCCAAGAGGAAGAAAAGGAAGAAGCGATCAAGGAAGTAACACTTATCCCCAGCCAAAAGTTGACGGGTTATGGCGGCGCGGTATGATTAAGGAAACCCCGGTCGAAAATAATCCAACCAAACAATGACACGTTTTCTCGCCCGTATTTGGGCCAAGCATTCCTACATCTTTCGTTTAGAGGCAGAGGCACGCACGAGCGAAATTAACGCCGGCCTCGCCTCGAAGCGCGCCGCAGAAAAACGCGCGTATGTCGAGCAGTTAGAAAACGAAGCGGCCGCGATCGAGGAAAATATCGCCCGCGAATTAGAAAAGGATGAATACAAAAATCTCGCCGGCCAAGAGAAGTACGAAGCCGACCGGGAGAAGCGCGACGCCGAAAAAGTCATCGAAGATAAGCGCGCCACCGCAAAACAGGAAGCCGAAACCGCGAAGGGCGGAGAAGATGCCGCGAAAGTATTCCGCCAGAACGCCGAAAACAGTCGCGCAGTAGCAGACAAAATCCGCGCGCTCTAATGGCCGAAAAAAAACCGCCCGCCCCCAAAATAATCCAAGTCATGACGACCGACCACGGAAGACTGGTAGGCGTCCTTTACGCGAACGGCCGGGTGTTCTTCTGGACGTACACAAAACTGCCCGAGGGGAAAGGCGCAGGCGAAGGATTCTGGGCGGAGATGGCGTATCCGGATCTCAATACGAAATAAAATGACCTGTAGAATTTGCAAATGCACTGACGAGCAAGCGTGTCCGGAAGGATGTTCTTGGGTTTTGCCGGGCCTTTGTTCCAATCCGGACTGTCTCTCGTCCAAAAAGCTCCTGCCAGGGAATACAAAAGATCCGGGCGAACTCTCGTTCAATTTCAGTCCCATTTCGATTAGTTACCACGTCGGGAACGAGTACGTGCGTATTCAAAGAACCATCCGCAAAAATGGCCCGCATCGCGACTCCAAAGGACTTCTGAAGGAAGGTATAGGCCCGATAAGCCGCGGCTATTTTTTCAAAGTAGACCGGATCGGCAAGGCCTATTACGCGGTGTACAAATTTCCGGATGGCGAAGCCCGGAAGAATCGAATCAACTGATGATCGAACGCTACACCATCAAAGCCGCGCCCGCCGTCCCCCATAAAGAGATCCTGAAAAAGCTCCAAGAGACGAAGGATTTTTCGCCCGAAGAATTACAGAAGCTCCAGCACCTCAAAGTGAAGATCGAAGTGATCTGCGAGGCGGGGGATTTGAAGAAGATCAGCGATATGCTCAGGGAGCTTTCCCAGAAATCACATTCTTAAACATTACGGCTATGACCGCTTCTTTGCGCACCGTGAATGGTAGTATCCCGTTATCGGTTTTTTCTATCATGAAATATCGGGAATCATCCTCCGCAATAAGGCGCAGAAACGCCGTTGATTGAGGCTCATACTCGTAACCACCATCGCTTTTCACACCTCCCGTTAGAAACCCTAGGTTTTCTTTCACAATGATAGTCACGATCCCAAAATCCTTATTGGATTTCGCCAGGTCAGCTCCAAAGGAAACCTTGTCCTCGTCACTGCCGGCACGTTTTACTTCACGTGCTTCAGAAAGCGCGATCGAGCGAATATTTGTTCCAAAAGCCATGAGAACTACCATCGCCCCAAAAATTGCGAGCGGATATCGCTCGACCGTTTGAACCGACATGAGACTGTATCCGACTATCACCGGCGATAGTAACGTCATAAATTCAAAGAATATGCGACCGAACCCGGATTGAATATCGAGTGCCATTTCTATCCGTGCAACGATTATTACAAGAATGATGAGTCCCAGAGACAATACAATATGAAGTCGGTTCGGAAGTAGCCGATGCCAAGGCAAAGGAATAAACCCTGTTAGCCCGCATAACATGAACAGCAAGCATCGTTGATAGGAAATAACCGCGAACATATCTGCTGCCGGTTTTACACCGATCGCGCTGGGCGGGAACCCTAGTGATATCAAGAGACCACGCGCAAAGACGGCGCTCCCGAACGACACCAAGAAGACAATCAATACGGATAGAGCAGCCAGAATGCCCCCAATTTTCACTATGTCAATTGCTGTGGCATCTCTCGCCCCTTCTTTCACAGCCATATACACCTCCGGCTCTGTAACGTTATAATCAAATAAATCCCCGCCGTAAACCCCCGTAAGACCCAAATCCTCATGCCACGCCTTACTCAAGAGCACAAGCAGTTCTACAAGTCCAAAATCCGGGCGCTCATCGCCGTGGATCACGGTATTTCCCGTCTTGAGATTCAAAAGCGGCTGGACCAGGACGGTCTGCACCTCGACTTGCATTACGTTGGGAAGCTCTTTGACGAAATCCTTGCCGAACGGGCTCACCGCATGGACCGCCGCCTCTTGAACCAAACCCTTTCCGCCTTCGAAGACACCATGACCGAGATCGTTCGTGTAGCGTGGGAGATCGCGAATACGAAATACATCAACCCGCAAGCACGCGTCATGGCCTTACGCGAAGTCCGCGAAGCCCACAACGACGTGTTTCAAAAATTATTCGACGCCGGAATATTCGAAAAGAAACTCGGCTCGCTTGACCTGACCGTAAGAAACGCGCCGCTCCCGGAAGAAAAGAAAAAGGCGATCCGGGAAGTGTTCGAACAATGGGGACTGTTACCGGCCCCGAAGGAGGATGCACCAACTAGCCCCGCCGGCTGAGACATTCTTCGAAACGCATGAAGCCCGCAAAGAGTCCGCCAAGACTCTCCTCGGTTTTTCGCTTGTTTATCTCACCGGATATTTCACCGATCCGCCCGCGACGTTCCACGCCGAGCTGATCCATTCCCTCGAAAACGAAAAACTCCAGCGTTTGCTTGTCATCGGCTTCCGCGGCTCGGGCAAGAGCACACTCGGCTCACTGGCTTTACCTCTGTGGGCCGCGATCGAATATCCCGAAAAATATCCCTTCATCATCCTCGTTGCTGATTCAAGCCGGCAAGCGACACTCAACATCTCCGCGATCAAACATGAGCTCGAAACAAACAACCTCATCAAGCAGGACTACGGGGAGATAAAGGGCAAGGTGATCGAAGACTTTTCCCTGCAAGGCGAAGGGGAGGAATGGCAGAAACAGAACATCGTCTTATCGAACGGCGTGCGCATCTTGGCGCGATCGCGCGGGCAAAAGGTTCGTGGGCTCCGTCATCTTCAGCATCGTCCCAAACTCGTCGTGATTGACGACCCGGAAGACGGCGAATGGGTCAGGACGAAAGAGAACAGAGACAAGACCGACCGGTGGCTCCATTCCGAGATAATCCCTGGCCTCGACGCCCGCAAAGGAAAGCTCGTCGTCATCGGCAATCTTCTCCACATGGATGCGCTGCTTTCTCGTCTCAAAGCGCCCGGCACGCAGTTCAAAGTCCTTGAATATCCCCTCATTGACAAAGACGGCCGGTGCACGTGGCCCGCGATGTATCCGACCGAAAAAGCGCTCAAAGCGAAAGAGCAAGACATGGGCACGATCCCCTGGCAAAGGGAAATGCTCCTGAAGATCGTCGCCGACGAAGACCAGATCATCACGCCTGAAGATATTCATTATTACGACGCAATTCCGAATGGTGCCGTCGCCGCGCTCAAAGGCCACGGAATAGACCTCGCCATCAGTCAAAAAGAAAACGCGGATTACACGACCGATGTCGAAGGGGATGTGTTTTATGTGGACGACGCGCCGAAGATTTTCATTCTGCCCAATCCCTACAACGAGCACGTCGTTTTTCACGACTTTATGAAATATGTGAGAGCGATTCCCGGCGAACGAAAGGGAGCGCATATATTCTTTGTCGAGGACGTAGGCTATCAGAAAGCCGCCATTCAAGAGATGGAGCGCATGATGTTGCCCGTCGTGCCGATCCGGCCGACGACGGACAAACGCAGCCGGTTGCAAGTGGTCGCGCCGTACATAAAAAACGGAACCGTCCTTTTTCCCAGAACTGGGTGCGAGCAGTTGCTAGGGCAAATATTTAATCTTGGCGTGGAGTCACACGACGATTTGTGCGACGGGCTGACTACTTTGCTTCAGGGCTTGGTATCGCAGGGGTTGGAGTTGCCGAAGATACAGTGGATTGAGACGTAGCTAAAACTTTATTCCTTCAACACGCCATCCGTCATCGTAGAGCTTAAATAACGCCTGCGCTTTTTGCGGGGTTCCGGTCGTGCCCGTATACTTATTTACGAAATCTGGCGTATTAGCGAACTGCCACGTGAAGTCTACGATTTTTCCTCCAACGCTCGGAGGCCCATCAGTTATACCAGTTACTTCAGATACCTTTTTTTGAAGTGGTGCTCCTTTCAAGGTAGCCTGCCCAGCCAAGTACCAATATTGAGTGAAATAAGCTTGCCCCGCCGGTGAAAGCTGAAAATTGTTTAAAACTCCATCGTGCTTTGCCATTTCAAAGGCTTCCTGGCTAACGTGAACAGTCTGCTCCGAACCTAGTTTGTCGTACTTCATCAGGATGGATAGCGCAGTTCCGCGTGACAGGTCTTTCGAATTCGTTGAACTGCAACTTAGCTGAAAAATCGCAACAGCAAGGGCGGTCGCCCGATAAACTCCACAAGTGAATGACCGGTGCATTTTCGCTCCTTAGGCTTGTGGTACTACGAGGGAAGGTCGGAAGGATACAGCGGATCATCGGCACGACGCAACGGAATAGATATGCACATGGCTATTTCCCGCCGCCGCACTAGAATTAAGTCAATCCCTCCCATGCAAGCCCTCGAAGTCCGCCGCGTCACCCATTCCGAAGACTTACTCAAGCCCGGCGATTATGTTTACGTCCCCAAGCGTCCGCCGATCGTAACGTACGAACGGAAACTGCTTGAAGCCCCGCCAGGATTCTTCGCCAAGCTTTGGTGGCATTGGTTCGGTCAAAAATACACGATAAAACAGATCGTCGAGCTCCAATGGCCCGAATGCGACGTTGCGGTATTAAACTGCCCTGACTGCAACTCACCCGTCGCCACCACCGGCAGGCACAAGATCGTTTCTATCGAACCGTTAACGATCGAAACGCCCATCACCTGCCCGTACTCCAAAGACTTCACGTTCAAGGTCAGCGAAGGAAAAATCATGCCCGCGTAATGGCTCCCTCCCTCAACGCAAAAGGCCCGAGCTGGCCCATCAGAGCTTTACGCAAGCTGAATCCTTTCGCGTCCCGCATCGAACCGGAAATCTATTCCCAAGGACAAAAGATCGAGTTCAACCGCTTCGGAATGGCGCGGGCCGTGACGACCAAGAGCGGCAAGAGAGTGTTTGGGGAGATCACCGGCGGCAATCAGTTCGCCATCGAGCGGCCGGGCGGGGGAAACCGCATCGATCCCGCCAAAGCGATGGCGAACAACAAAGGGTTCGTCTATGCCGCGGTGAAAGCGATCGCGCGCGAAGTGATGAACATCGAGTTCAGACTCTTTGAAATCGACGGCAAGAATCACAACGAGCTAAAGGAGCACGAATTACTCGATCTCTTAGACGGCGTGAACGAGTTCATGACCGGTCCCGAATTGAAATACCTCACGGTCGCTCACATGAATCTCGTCGGCAATGCCTACTGGCTTCTCTTGGGGGTCAAAAACGAAACGGACAAGCCGAAAGCAATTTATGTTCTCGACCCTTCCAAGGTGCGAGTCATTCTCGATCAGACCACGTTCCCTTATCAGATCAAGGGTTACCGGATGAAGCTGGAAACGAAGACCTATGACTATCAGCCTTACGAGATTCTTCATTTCCGCAATCCTGACCCGTTAAATCCCTACGAAGGCGTCGGCCCCGTCCAGAACATCGCCGAGTGGATCGATCTCGACCATTACGCGATGGAATTCAACCGGAAGTTCTTCGTGAACGGCGCGCGCGTCGCTGGATTCCTGAAAAGCGATTTCGTGAGCGAAACGCAGGTGGAAACCTTGCGCATCGGTTTTGCGAACATGCACGAAGGGATTGACAACATGAACCGCGTGGCTGTCCTGCCCAAAGGCGTGGAGTGGCAATCGGCCGGTTCCACCCCGAAGGATATGGATTTCAAAAATCTTTCCGAGGACGTGCGCGACCGCATCCTTGCGGCTTTCGGCGTTTCAAAGACCATTCTCGGTACTGCTGAGTCGGACACCAACCGCGCCACATCAGAGACTGCGGATTATGTCTTTGCAAAGCGAACCATCAAGCCCCTCATGCAACTCTTCTGTAGTTTCCTTAATGAACAGCTCGTCCCTCGCTACGGCGATGATCTGTACGTGAGCTTCATTGACCCCGTTCCGGAGGATCGCGGCGCACGGACGACGGAAATGCAGACGGCCGTCGGCAGCCAGCCGGTGCTCACGATCAACGAAGCGCGCGAGGAGTTTATGGGGTTGGGACCGGTCGAAGGCGGTGATGAGCTGATGAAGCCGAGCTCAATGGCCCCGGCCGTAGCGCCCGAGCCGGATGCACCGAAACCGAAGCCCGGCAAAGAACCCGATGACAATGAGGATGAAGAAGAGAGCAAGAAAATCAAACTCGCGTTCCGTCCCATGCGCACGAAGTTACAGAAACGCGCGATGGCGCGAAAGCAGATCCAGGCGGCCCTCGCCGCGACAATAAGGGAAGCCATCATCGACGCTGAGAAACACCCCACCAAGAAATTCGGCTCGACGAAAGAGAACGATGAATTCGTATGGAAGAAATTCAGCGAGCACACCTACAGCGCGGAAAAGGAGATAGCGGATCTCGTCCGCAAGCTGAACAGCGAGCAGAAAAAGCAGGTGATGGAAAATCTCCCGAAAGCCATAGAGAAGGGGATCGACCCCACCAAGCTCTTCGACGTGGACAAATGGATCTCGATCATGACCGACGCGCTCACGCCGACCATAGAATCTCTCTTTGTGTCGGAAGGAAAAACGGCCGCAGCCGAATTAGGCAAACCCGAATTGAATCCCTTATCCGACGTGACCGCCGCAAAAGCCCTCCATGATTCCATTTCCATGATGTCCAAGAGCTACACCCAAACGACACTCGCCACGCTCGAAACGAAAATTAACGACGGTCTTTCGCAGGGACAAAGTTTGCAGCAGATTTCAAAGACGGTTGAGGATGTTTACGAATGGTCTGACACCTACCGGGCTGAGCGCGTTGCCAAGACGGAATCGTTCCGCACCGCGAACATGGGATTGAAAGAAGCGTGGAAACAATCGGGCGTCGTGAAGACGATCCGCTGGTATACGTCGGAAAAGAGCAATGTCTGTCCCTACTGCGAGGCGATGGACGGCAAAGTCATTTCCATAGAGCAGAATTTCTTCAACAACGGCGATTCGCTCACGGTAGGCGAAGGTGATAATGCGAAGACCATGTCCTTCGATTACGGCGACGTGGGCGCGCCCCCTCTACATCCGCTCTGCGCTTGTTTCGCTCGCCCCGAAGAAATCTCAATCTAATAAATAAATGCTCGACCCCGTAGCCAATTTAATAAAACTCCAACTCAATCAGGGATACGACCAAAATGCCACCTCGATAGTGGTGACTTCCGGTGGTTCTTCACTCCCATCACCTTCCTTCAACGTCGTATGGTGGAACTCGACCGATTATCCCGATCCGTCCAACGACCCCAATGTGGAGATTGTCCGCGTCACCGCAGTTTCGAGCAACACGCTCACCGTCACCCGCGCACAGGAAGGAACTGCCGCCTCAACGAAAAACACCGCAGGCAAGACCTATCAGCTCATTCTTGGCATCACGGCGAAGATGATCACGGACATACAGAGCGCGATCAATGCCGTGGTTGTAGGCTATCGCCCGTCCGTTGCCAATTTCACGACCGTCTTGGGCGCGAATAGTTTCACCATCACGCCCCCTTCGGGAAGCGTCACCTCCATCCTCATGTGTGCCGTCGGTACGCAGCAATTCGTGCCCGGCGGCGATGTCACGCTCTCCGGCAACGTCGCTTCATTTGCGGTGAACTATCCACAGGCTGGCGTCCCTGTAGTAATAATTTATACTTATTGAAATGGTTAAAAAGATACTTCTGGCAGCGGCGGCGGGAGCCATCATCATCGGCTTTATGGGTGTCATCGCAAACGCCGCTCCCTATCCACTTCAGGAATACGGCGGCGGCACAGGAACCAATGCGACTTCGACCGCCGGCCAGGTGTTGATCAGTACCGGCTCGTCCACCTACACCCCCGCCTATCTCGCCTGTAGCGGCGGTTGCACGGTCACGAGCGCCTCGGGAACAGTCACAATCACGGCCGCGAGTTCGAGCGCGCTCATCACCGTCACAATCAACGGACAAACCGGCAGCGCGTTCAACGTATTCGGCGACAATGTCAATACCACCTCGACCACGAACGGTTCCACAACCGTCATAAAACTACTCAACTCGGGCGCAAGCGCGGCAACCTACACCTGCGCCACCGTAACGGTGAACGCGCAAGGTATCGTGACCTCCGCATCGAACGGCTCGTGCAGCGGCGGCGGAGGCATCACGTCCATCAACGCCGCAACAAGCAGTGCGCAGACTCTCGTCGCAGGCGCGGGCCTCACGGCCACGACGACCGCGGGATCTTCCAACGCCACGACGACCTATACCCTTAACATCGGCACCGGGTGCTCCGGAAACAACTTTGTCCAGACCATATCGGCCACGGGCACGATCACCTGCTCCGTCCCCTCGGGTGGCGCGAGCTCGACGAACGTCTACGGCGCGAACGGCGTGAACGTGGTGCAGGTAGGGGTGAATGCCACGGCGACCCTTGACACAACCTACGCAGCGATTTGGACTGCGCTTGAGACATTCAATAAAGGGCTCACCGCGAACGGAACAACGACGCTCGCTTCGACGACGAACGCGATTGCGGTGACCAACGGAAGCGGCACGGTCTATGCCTATGCCGGATCGAACGTCTGCGGAGCGGGCAATGCCGCAACGGCAATTTCGGCGACGGGGACGATTACCTGCTCGCCCTTCGTGACGGCCGCCATCACTTCCATAAACGGCAACACGACCGCCGCGCAGACTTTTACGGGCGGTGCCGGCATATCGGTCGCGAGCGCGAGCGGGAACACGACCACGACGAATACCGGCGTGACCTCCTTTACTGGAGCCGGATGCGCGACCGCAGCGAACTCAACGGGCACCGTCACTTTGACCGTGACCTGTATATCGGGCAATCAAAACATCACGTTTAAGCTATCGGGCGACGCAACCGGCACGGCGAGCGGCGCGACTTCGATTACCGATACGGTGACGGTGGTCGGATTGAACGGCGTCTCTCTTCCCGCGAATACGACGGGGACGCTCGAATACGTGAGCGGTGCATGGGTGATCAAACTCGCGACGAGCTCGCTCGGGGTCTACGATGCGAGCGGAAACCTCTCGTCCTATATCGGCTCGCAATGCGGCGGGGGCCAATACATGACCGGCCTCTCGGCCACAGGAACGGTCGCGTGCGGAACGCCTGCCGGATCGGGGACGCTTTCAACGACGACACCGTGGACAGTCGGGAATCTCACTCTCGCGAGCACCTCGAATGCCCTAGCGACTTACGGGGGATCTTCGTGCGGTTCTGGCATCGTGGCGGGCATATCCGCAAGCGGCACGGCTGCTTGTACGGCAACATCCACACTTCCACAAGGAACCGTGACAACGAGCACGGCGGGCGTTGCGAACGACTACGCGAAGTGGACTTCAGCTTCGGCGCTCGGCAACGCGAACACGTCCGATATAGGCACGTCAACGTATGTCAATGCCTCGACGACCGAACTCGGCGCGGCAACGACGACCGGCCAGCAGCAATTCGAATCTCTCGCATCGACGACCAAGAGCTACGTGGAGTGCGGGCAGAGCGGATTTGCCTGCACCGTTCCCGGATCGCTCGCCTATTCCCAGACTTCAACCGGTAACGGCGCGGGCGCGTCCACGACCATCGAGACCTACATCATCCCTTCATCGACTTTACTCACGATCGGGGACGAGTTCGAGGTGCGCGCGGGAGGCACGATCGCGAACACCGCCTCAACGAACAAAGTCATCCAGCTCAACGTCTCTTCGACCGTCATCTTCCAATCGCCCTCCTCGATATTCCCGACGAGCTCAGCTTCCTCATGGTTCCTCGATGCTTATTGCATGGTGCAGTCCACCACCTCATCGCAAACCTGCGCGGGCTACATCGCCGCGGCTTCCGGCACCTATCCCTTCGACACATCGGTTTCCAGCCTGAACTACGCGACGGGAACAACTCTCACGCTCTACGGCAACGGCACAAACGCCTCGGACACCATCGCAAACTATTTCCGAGTTCTGTACAACCCATTCTAAAGGTCAACAAAACAAATCTTATGAATCCATTACAACCATTTCCAAAACCCGCGCAATCCGTAGATTCCGTCCAATCGGTACAGAGTGTTCAAGCCCAGACAGTGCAGTACGCTTCCGTCGTCTCGCTTCTTGGCACGCAGGGAACGTATCCCGCAGGGACACTCTTCAACGACAACGGTGACGGCACGTGCAGCCCGGTGGCAGGTCAGGCGGACAAGTTCGGCGTTGATGTCAATTTCTTCGTAATTTACAACGCCGCGAGCCCCCTTCCGTTGCCTGGCGCGACATTCTACTCGCTGGACGGCCAGGGCAATGTCATCCAGGTGGCGAACGACGGCACGAGCGAGCCTAAGGCGCTCATCGCCGCCGGTCTCTTCTGGTTCGACCAGGCATCCGCCCAGGCAGCTCTTACGGCCCTCCTCGCCACACCGAAATCACAAGCATCCAGCTAATGAAAAAATACGGTCATCTCGATAAAATTATCTTGGGAATCGTAGTGGGTTTTTGGGGTTTATTCGTCGCATATCCGCCTATACAAGCCCATGCCGCTATTGTGCTTGTAAGTACGACGACCATCGCCGAGCAGTCAGGTTCCCAAACGACCGTCAGCTCCAGTTTGTCGAACATCTCCATAAACAATCTTGTGGTCTGCGGATTCCGTGCGGGATCAAGCGGCAATTTTCCGACGAAAGCAGCTGACACAGGAAGCAGCACATGGGCGGTCGTGGCGACCGATACGACGACAGGGAGCAACGCAATCGCGGAGTGGTACGCGGTAGTATCCTCGACGACGACCCCTATCGTCATAACGGCAACGTGGAGCGGTGCGGTATCGAACCGCGACATAGAATGCGCCCAGTATTCAGGAACGGCCACGACGAACGTCTTGGATGTGCACAGCGGAAATACGAGCGGAGGGAGCACGGGAACGCAAGCGACCTCAACCGCCGTAACGACGACGGGTTCCGATGTTCTTGTGGTCGTAGGTTCCTTCAACGCGGCGAAAGTGGCGACGGCTAATCCGAACTATACGATGGAGGATACGCTCTCGACCGCAGATTCTTGGTTGCAAGACAGGATTTCCAACAGTATTTTAACGAGCGAGGTAGCTTCTTCGAGTTGGTCGGGAGGTACGAACACCTGGAATGAATTGATGGGAGCGTTTAAAGCGGCCTCAAGCAACGTGAGCGCCTCGAACGCCACGTCGCAGACGATGACTTCGCTCGGGGCAGGCATAATCCAGGTCGCCGCAAATTCCACCCTGCAAGTCGCGCAGGGATCGAATCTCTTCGTTCTCTAAAATGTACGGTTTCTCCGGATACGCGACTAATCCTTACGCGACAAAACGCTACACGAGCGCGGGCGCTCCTCCCGGCCCGATCGTCCAGCTCGCGATGACCTTCTGGCAAAACACCTACGGCATCGCGAATATGTGGTGGCTTCGATTCAAAAATACAACGCTTGAACTATGATCCCCTCCCCTATAAAAGTCGTGCAGAACGACTACGGCTATCAAATCCCTTTCACGCTTGAAGACGGCAACGGCAATCCCGTTTCGCTGAGCGGGGCAACGCTCGTCCTCAAGGTGCAATCCGCGCAAGACCCTTCAGACACTCTCGTTTTTCAGAACGGCATGACGATTGACAACGCCTCCGCGGGAACGTGCCACTATACGGTTGGTTCGAGCGATTTCCCCACGCCGGGCACGCTTCTCGTATCGATCGTCGCCACATACTCGACCGAGGTCCTGAGTTGGTCGGGGGCCCAGATCATTGTCATTCCCGCGCTGCCCCAATCCATGAACTAGGTTATCCACAAGATCTCAAAAATCCGTTTGCTACAGTTAAAGCATGAATAAAAATTATCTCATTGTGGCGGGTGCGGTCGTCGTAGCGTTGGTCGCAGCGGTCGTCGTATTCCATTCCTCGCCGCAACTTGCGGGGGATTTTGCGGGCGGCATCCAGCCGGGCCCGCTCTTCACGTGCAATGTCAGCACGAATAGCTGCACGCCGAACCTTTCGAATCTCTACGTGAACGGCGCGACGAGCGTAGGCGGAACCATCCCGAACAACCAGATAACGGTGCTCTACACTGCAACGACATCCTATCCGGCAGTCGCCCTTACCCTTGGGAGCATTTCCGCGACCACATCGACGACCAGCACGAACATCGGCATTCCCGTAGCGGGATTCAGCGTCGGCGACCCTTGCAGCGCCATCTCATACAACGGCGCTTCCTCTTCAGCACTCATCAGCTACGATGGCAACATCACCGCGGCCGGCACGAACAACGCCACCGCGACGATACTCTTCATGAACGTCGGTACGTCGACCACAACGTTCACCGTCACGAGCACGGCGACCGGAGTAAGCAGCACGCTCAAAGCCACTTGCATCCACACGGGCGTATAAAACGAAATACCTGAGCCATGAACAAACTCGACACACTCCTTGCTGCAGCGGTCGGTGCGATCGTCGTGGCCGCCGTTCTCTTGGTCGTACTTCATCCGCAACTCGGCGGGGATTTTGCGGGCGGCATTGCACCGAATAATCTCTGGACCGCAAACACGCTCTCCGCAAGCGTCTCTCCGGTCTCCGGAACGCCGAACATAATCACTTCCGGCAACGGCATTTTCAACGATGTTATCCAGGCGGACGCGGGATTCTCGCAGGTCGTGAATGCCTCGACCACCCTTACGCCGGGACAATTTTGCGGTACGACTTCGGTACACATCACGAACACGACCGCGGCGATCACGCTAACGCTCCCCGCCGCGACGACCACGTATGTCGCGTGTGGCTCGCCCGCACCCGGCGCTTACTCACAAGAGCTCCTCGTGAATGACTCCACGAACACCGTCACCGTCGCCGCGGGCACGGGCATGACGCTCATGAACCAGACGCAAGGCCCCGGCACCACAACCATTGCTGGCGTGATCAACACGATCCCTGCAACCTCAACCGAGCTCGTCACAGGGATCTGGGCCAGTTCGAGCAGCTTCTATGTCATGAACGGTGACATCTTCCACTAATCTTGGTCGCCGCTTTTTACAAGCACAAGGATTATGGAAACACTCTATAAAACTGAACTCGGTACGTGGGAGGTATCTCGTTGGGAGAACGGCCAAATTTCCTTTACCGCTGAAGATGGCCACACGTACACGAAATTCAGCGACGGTTCCATAGCTCATATGTTCTGCCACTGCTTCCACCAATAACCTCCCCATGATCGACACCCTCAAAAAATTCTCTGCCGATCTCCTCGCCGATTTCAAAACATCCCAGGAAAAGCAGAAGACCGACGCCATACTTTCGAAAATAAAAGCCGCTGATACCGGGACATTTTCAGTCGTCATTTCAACCTCCGACGAAGACCGCCAGGGCGACTCGCTCGACCAGTCCAAATGGAAACTCGACAACTACGAGGCCAATCCCGTCGTGTTGTGGGCCCACGATTATTACGCTCCGCCGATTGGCGTCTGCACTGGCATCTCGGTCAAAGACGGCAAGCTCGTCGCCGAGGGCAAATTTGCATCAGAAGACCTCAATCCCTTCGCTGCGCAGATCGCCGCGATGTATGAAGCAGGTTTCATCAAAGCCACCTCCGTAGGCTACGTCCAGCACGAAGACGGCCAGCTCGAACTTTTGGAATTCAGTTTCTGCCCCGTCCCCGCCAACCCGTACGCCCTTTCCTTGCGCGAGATGAAAAAGCTCCGCCTCGATATGCCCCAGCTTGTGATGAAAGGGCTTCGGTTCGAGACCAAAGCGGAACAGGCGGGCGACCGCTGCGAGCAGGACGACGGCACGTTGGGAATCCTGGCCGAAGATCCGCAGAATCCCGGCCAGCTCGTCTGTGTCCCCGCCAAATCCGACAAATCGAATGAGAATGACGGCGATATGAACAACGAACTCATGAAAAGCTTAAAAGCAGAACACTCCCGCCACGGCGAGGCGGTGATGAAAGCGATTGACGAATTCAAAGGCATTGACGAATTCAAGTCCGCGCTCGGAAGCGAGAACGACTCCCATCTCGAAAAGTGCATGAAAGCCATTGACGACTCGTACGAAACGATGGGGCGCACGCCGAACAAAACCATCGACGAATTCAAAGCGGCGTTTCACGCCGAGCATGAAAAGCATGTTAAGTGCTTCGGGAAGGCCATCCAGGAATTCAAGACCATTGACGAATTTGAAAAAACCGCGTCCGAAGAACTGCCGCGCCATGAAAAAGCCCATATGGACTTGTGTGAAAAAGAAATGCGCGAAGGCGAGGACGAAGAAGAGAAGACCATCAAAGAGATTGTCGCCAAAGTGGGACGACAGATTTCCTCGAAGAACAAGGAAAAGATTCTGGCCGCCGTTAAGTCTCTCGAAGACGGCCATGCGGAGCACGGAAAAGCAATTCAAAATGTAATCGCGGCCCTGAAGGAACTTGTTTCCCAGGGTGACGAGGGGGAGGAAAAACCGAAAACGGTTTCCCCGAACACAAGGTCGAGGCCTGCAGGAGCGGCAATCAACAAGGACGCGAAGGAAGGACAAATGTCCGACTTCGAAGTGTTCATGTTCACCCGTAGTCTCCTGAAGGAGGTCGCATCTGTGACATCCGACAGCCTCGCCCGGCTCAAAACTGAGTTTCGCGTGAAGTTTCCGGACCGCAGATAGACCACCACTCAAATCCAAATAAATGGATCAAAAAACTATCGACACGATAGTTAAATCAGTTAGCGACTCGAACATAAAGACGCTCAACGACTTCATGGAGAAAGACCTTCTCCCGAAGGTTGACGAGCACTCGGCGAAGACCGCAAAGCAGATCGTCGACCGGATGTTGGCGGAACGGTACGTCCGTGGCCGCGACATCACGGGCCTCGACGACGAAGCCAAGAAGTCTTTCGCCAAGCAGGTGCAGGCCGTCTTCCGCGGCAACCGCGCAGGCGCGTTGCTCGTGAAAGAATTCGATGGCCTCAGCACAAAGGCCAACGAAGCGCTCATCGAAGAGCAGGACAACCGTGGCGGATACTTGGTTGAACCCGAGGTCGCCTCGGCCATCCTCCGCATCGCGGCTTCCGTCGGGACGATCATGCGGCAGTGCCAGCAATGGCCCATGCGCACCGATGAACTCGGCATCCCGAACTACACGGGCTCGTTCCTTACGGGCTCCTATGTCGGCGTCGACCTTCCCGGCACCGTGACCGGTTTGACCTTTGGTCAGGCCGTCCTCATCGCGCGCAAGTGGCAGCTCGCCTTCACCGTTGGCAACGACCTTTTGGCCGATGCCTCGGTTCAGTTGGCGGATTGGCTCTTGGCGATGGCCGGTGAAGCATTGGCGAACATGATCGACCAGCAAGGATTCATCGGCGGGACGGTAACCACCGCTCCGGGTCCTTTCGTCGGCATCATGAATCTGACGGGCGTGAACACGTACATCCTCGGCAATTCGAGCACCTCGGGTTCCACCACGTACGCAAAGTTCAACCCCGTGACGGACACCGCGAACATTGTCGCCACACTCGAAGAATCGATCTTGGACGGCGCTGCATTCTATATGCACCGCACCGTCTGGGCTTCGGTTCGCTCAGCGTTGGCGTCAACGTCCGGTTTGCCGTTCCTGTTCCTTTCCGGAGCAGATAGCGAGCTCGCACACGATGCGCTCGGCGGCCCCATCAAGCCGGCCGGTTCCATGGGCGGCTTCCCGGTTTTCACAAACCGGTGGCTCCCTGCGACGACCGCTTCATCGCAGACGAACACCCCGTTCGCCATCTTCGGGAACATGAAAGCAGCCGCCTTTGGCGACAAGGGCGACATGCGGGTTGCGCAGTTCGATTCCGGCAGCTTCGGCGGCAAAGAGATCGCTCTCGCCGACCAGCACGGCATCGTCTACCGCCACCGCCACGCCTTCGTGGTCGTGCTTCCGAAAGCGTTCACCGTCGTGTACACCTCGTCTTCCTAGTCTTTTTCAATCGTACGGTCTGGCTCCGCCATCCTCTGCGGGGCCGGACTAAACGAACAAATAAACCGCCCGTCGAATCTATACATTTTTTCTTAAATCTATACATTCGTCCCTTCCGATTAAAGTCGATGGAAGGCAGGGGCCAACAAATCAAGCAATGAAATTTAACGTCTATGACAACGTAGCGACCATGGGTTCCATCCCGCCCCAAAGCTTCACGGGAAGCACGGCGGTGAATGGATACCCGTTCGACACCTTGGACTACGACAACGCGGTGGTCTACGGATATGCCGCAGCGGCATCCGGATCGCCGACGGCGGCGACGCTCGTCTTCACGGTCCAAGAGAGTCTGACGGGCAACAGCGGCTGGACGAACGCGCTCGACAACACGGGCACGGTCATCGGCTTCACCCTGAACGCGCTTCTCGCGCCGACGGTGAACACGACGAGCGGCACGGCGGTTCTCTCGAACCCGTCGAGCTTGACCGGCATTTATGTCGGCCAATACGTCACCGGCACGGGCATTCCCGCAGGTTCGACCATCATCGCGATCAACAACACGGGAACCCTCTCGACGAGCACGATCACGATCAGCGCGAACGCGACCTCGTCGAACACGGCGGAAACGCTCACGCTTTCCGCAGAGAATTACGCCCGGATTGAAGGCCTCGGCCTCAACCGGCACCGCTTCTTGCGTGTCGTGGTGACCCCTGCCTTCACCGGCGGTACGTCCCCGGCAATCCTCGGATTCGGCGCACTCATTATCGGCAACGCTGGCGAGCGTCCGATCGTGACCCCGACGAACGCGGCAGTCTCAAATACCTAGTATTTGAACTTTCGCCATCAGGTCTTCTCAACCGAGGAGGCCTGTGGCGAGGGTAATCCTCGAACGAATGTCCAACCCCAAAGAACAGGTCTACGCATACGCGCTTACGACGCTTCAACGAGTGAAAGACCGCGAGCAAATAACGAACAACGACAACGACCCCGTCTTTATACGGATCATTAATGCCGTCACCGATTTCATCGAACGGCAGTGCGGCAAGAGCGGCATGGAACGCTTTCCGAACGACGGCCACTTCGTTCAGAAAACGTATACGAACGAGGTCTATACCGTCTTCGGTGCAAAGCAACAGAAGCTCGTCCTTCGCAACGCGCCCGTTTCTTATCTCATTGTTACGGGGAATCTTACTTCGGGCTCGGCCGTCGTTAATAACGTCACGCCGTCCACAGGCATTATCGCGGGGATGCCGCTCTACGCCATTCAAGGACTTTTCCCGCAAGGAACCACCGTCTCTTCCGTGTCAGGCTCAACCGTGACCATGAGCCAACCTGCGAGCGTCACGCAGACCGGCGCGCTGTTCGAGATCAGCGGCCTCATCAGCTTTCAATGGAGAGCGGGCACGCCCTCAAACCCTAATTGGACATCGTTCATCATCGACCAGTTCGAACTCGAACAGCAGGGGTATTCCGGCATCGTCCGCGTGTACGGAGTCATGCCCCGGCTTTACTCCAACATGCTCCGCGCCACCTACGTCGCGGGCTTCCCGATCGATTGGCAGAACGCCGGTAACGGCTCCACGCACCTACTTCCCGCCGACCTCACGAACACGTGTGACAACATCGTCGAGCGCATTTTCAAACGCCTCAAGACCGCAGGCAAACTGAGCGAGGGGATCGCGGGTTCGACTATTTCATGGAAAGACGACCTCGACGCGATGGATAAGACCGTCATCACGAATTACAAACGCGTAGGAACCATTTTCTAACCGATGTTTTCCGTATCAATCCCAAATCTCGCCGCCCTTCAAAGCGCCCTTCTCGATTACCCGAGCATCGCACAACCCATCATTCAGAACGCGATCGTTGCAGCGCAGGCCATCCTCGCCAAATTCACGACCGCTGCCACTGTTCCCATACGGACGGGTTATCTTGTCCAGAACTGGGGATTCGACATCGGAAATCTGCAAGCGCGTTGGTATCCCAAAGCCTACTACGCACCTTTCGTAGAATTCGGCACCGGCCCTCACATCATCAAAGCGGTGAACGCGCGCGTCCTCGCTAACGCGAACACGGGCCAGATTTTCGGCACCATCGTCCATCATCCAGGCACGAAAGCAAATGATTTTATGGGGAAAATAATTTCCGCCGCGCAGCCTGAAATAACCACGCTCTTCGGCCAAGCGCTTAACAAAATAACCCAGGCCATCGCCTCACAATCCAGTGCCTAATACCTTTTCTCAGAATATGAAGCAGGCGATCGTGAACGACCTACAGGCCCTCGTCACTGCGGGCGTCCTTAATTCCTATGTCATAGACGACGGCTCTAAACTCAATATTGCCGATTATGTTTTTTCCGGCTTCCCCGCGGCCGTCGTGAGTGCGGTCAACGTCCCTTCGAGCGATTACGAAGACACCGCCACCAATCTCCGGGTATACGAGTGGCTTCTCCTCATCGTGACGACCCCCGACAACATGCCCAAGAACAATCCCACTTATCTCGAATACTTGATTGATTCTGTGCTCGGTGAGTTCGATGGTGACGTGACGTTGCAGGGATATGCGAATGGTGGCGTTGCGGCCGTGACACTCGCCCCGCCAGGCCCTGTCAATAGCTCCAACGCCACCTATTCCGGCTTCTACGTAATCATCAAAGCAAAACAAATCGTCACGGCGGGCGTTCAATAGGCGCAATCCACAGGCCCTAAAAAAACGAAATGCTATAGTGAAACTAATCACGCATGGATATTCCTGGCATACAAAATAAGCAGATCGTTGACGGCGCGCAGATCAACAACGATTCCGACGAAAACAAGGGCGTGACGGTCACCGCCGTCGGCCCTTCAATGAACGAATATCATTTTCCCGGTTCCCCGGACTATCTTCCGATGAGCGTCAAAGCAGCCACGATCGAGCAAGCCACGGAAATTTGGAAGGACAAGCGCCAACCTGTCGAACAAACCAACGCTAACCAATAATGGCAGCAAAAGGAATCGGGCGATTATTCGCCCTCGGACTGGCAAAAGAATCCACACGCGGCACCGCAATCTCGGCAGCCACCTATTGGCTTCCCTTTGATGATCTGAGTTTCGACGAGAAATTCGACAACGCCGTCGCAGATCAAGCCGTTGGTGTTGTGGAAAATTCCATCAACGAATACCGGGTCAAGAACTACGCCGACGGCTCATTCAAAGTCCCCATGATGGACCAGAGTACCGGCCTTTTATTCTTGTCACTGCTCGGTTCCCAGGCAGTCGCTACCCATTCCGGCGAATCCGTAGTCTATGACCACACCTTCACCGTTGGCGAAACGGCGCAGCACTCTTCGCTTACCATGTTCATCCACGATCCTCTTTCCGGCACCGACTACTCCCACGCGAACGGCGTTATCCATAAGATGGAGATCGCCGCGGAACTGAAAAAGTTCGTCCAACTCTCGTGTTCCGCCCGCGCATTCAAAGGCGTATCCCAGTCCACCTTCACGCCGTCCATTCTTTCCGAGAACCGTTTCATCCCCCAGTACATGACGTTCAAGTACGCAACGGCGATTGCAGGATTGGGAGCGGCGTCGGCGATTGCGCTTAAATCCATCAAGCTCACCGTTGACGAGTCCATCGAAGACCAAGAGGTATTGGGCAACGTCGCGCCCGCGGACTTCCTCAACAAAGAGTTCAAGGTGGAAGGCCAGCTCGAATGCATTTACCAGAACCTGACCGACTTCAAGAATGTTGCTCTCGCGACGCCGAACGTCGGACAGGCGATGCTCATTGACCTCATCAACACCGATGTTACCCTCGGCAGTGCCACGCATCCTGAGCTGAAAATTACCCTCAACCAGGTTTTCTTCACCGAATTTTCTAGACCGATAAAAGTAAAGGATCTCGTTTATCAAAATTTGAAATTCCGTGGTTCTTATAAGTTAGCTGACAGCGCCATGATCACGGCAGTCTTGACAAACACGGTTAGTGGAACTTACGCATAAGGTCGAAACAAATCACTATCACTATCACTATGACCGAACGAAAAACTAAAACAGTAACCGCCCCCTCCGGCGTCGTCGTTGAACTCAAAGAATACATTTCCGCAGGAGAGTTCCTCGACGCGACCGAAAGCAAAGATGGCAATGATCTACCGAAGCAGCAGCTCGCTAAGAAGCTCGTGGAGACAGCCGTCGTTTCCTTGAACGGCTCGCGCGAGAACATCTCGACCGCTATCCGCGACCTTCCGCTTGCCGACTATCTTTTCTTGAGCAAAGAAGTGGCCAAGCTCACGAGCGGGGATTTTACCGAGGCGAAGAATCAATAGAAAGTCTCTGGCACCGGTTCTTCGCCCTCGGCCGCGCTTCCCTCTGGCCAGAAATGAAGGCCGCCGTTTTGTGCCGAGAAATGAAATGGACGTGGCAGGAATACCGCGAACAGCCGCAATGGTTCGTCACCATGATTCTTTCTATGCTCCAAAATGAGGCTGAGGAGATCAAGAGCAAACAGAAGCTGTAAACTTGCGCATATTTTGATTGCGTTGCATTGTTAAAGTACCGCCAAAAGGTCGAAAACCAATCATTTAAACACCATGAAAACACGCGACGAGATAACGGCCACTGCCAAGAAGCTTCAGGATACCTTCACTGGCTTTGGTTCAACTTCCGCGGTTGGTCGTACTGAGATGAAAATGATTGCGCTTCAGGTCGAACTTTTGCTCGATATCCGAGACGCGATCCTCAACCCAGGAGGCGACGGCACAAAGAAATAATCTCCATAAAAGATGGCCGACTCAGAATCGAACCTCGAAATAGTCATCTCCGCCATCGACGAGGCGTCGGCCCAACTCGATGAAGTAAGCGAATCCCTCTCCGGGCTTTCTGAATCTGCAAGCGAAGCCGGTGCGACGACGAGCGAGGCGCTCGATTCTGTTTCGGCAGCAGCCACCGCGACTACGGGAACAATTCAAACCGCAAATCAAGCCCAAGCCGATTCCTTTGCGATGGCCGCCGAAATAGCCACGCAAAGCGACCAGGAGATCATCGATACGATGCTGGAGTTCGGCGTTAATGCGCAGACCGCCGCCAACATCGTTGCCCAATCGAACGAAGAAATTGCGGAATCATCTGAGGCTACCGCGTCAACATCAACCGGCAGTTACACGTCAATAGGCGTGGCTGCCGGTTTGGCGTTCTACGCACTTGAAAGTGCTGTGAGTAATGCCGTCTCCTCGGCCCAACAATGGGACGAGACATCCGCTGTCATTTCCCAAGAACTCAAAAATATCGGCTCTTCGATTCCTCTTTCTCAGGTCCAGGCGTACGCGCAACAGGTCCAGGCGACCACCCTCTTCAGCCAACAACAAGCACTTTCGGCAGAAGCGGTGGTGTTAGGATTTTCAAACCTCGCGCCCCACTATCAGGAAATCACTGCCCTCTCCGCCGATCTTGCAACCAAAATCCAACAGTTCACCGGCTCAGCGACCGCGGATATGCCGTCTGCGATGAAGATAATCACGAACGCTCTCAATGACCCGGTCGCGGGAATAAACCAGCTTATCCGGCAGGCGGGCGTAGACCTTCCGGCCGCGACGGTGACGATGATCGAGAATCTTGCGAAAGCAGGGGATACGTCCGGCGCGGACGCCGTGATTCTTCAGGCCCTCAACCAACAGGTAAGCGGACTCGCACAATCCGCCGCCAACGCCGAAGGTGGCCCTCTAACCCAGCTCGAAAATCAACTCGCCGCTACGGGCATGACCATCGGTAATATTCTCCTTCCCCTTCTCGACCAGATGGCAAAGGACATGGAGCCGATCATCGCTGCCATCACTGAGTGGGCGACCGAACATCCACAACTTACCGCTGCAATTATCGCCGGAACGGTTGCATTCTTCGGCTTTCTCACAGCTCTGACCTTGGTGGGAATAATCGTCGCCGCAGTAGGTGCGACTGTTGGCGCTGCGATGTTGGGCATCGCCGCGGTCATCGCGGTCGTGGCCGCGCTTGTCATTTCAAACTGGAACTCTCTATGGAGCATCACCGAAACCGTCTGGAATGTAATCTCGTTCTTCTTCACCGCGTTTTGGAACGGCTTGAAGATTCTTTTTACGGACCAGCTCGACGAGGTCAAGGAGTCTTGGCAATCCACCTGGACTGATATGAGCACGATCGTCCAAAACATCTGGGCAACAATACAAAGCATAGTGAAAACCGGCGTGAACGACGTGATCTCCGCCATCAACGGCTTCATCAACGCACTCGACTCGCTCCACATCACGCTTCCATCGATCGGCATCCCAGGGACCAAGCTCGCGACGCCCGCCATCAATCTCGGTTTCAACATCCCCGACATCCCGATGCTTGCCGAGGGAGGATTCGTCACGCAGCCTACGCTCGCCATCATCGGGGAATCCGGCCCCGAGGCGGTTATTCCTCTTTCCGCCGGCGGAGGCATGGGCGGAGGCCAACAAATCAACGTTTATATCCAAGGAGGTATTTTTCCCGCCGACGCTTCGTCAATCAAACAAATCGGTGACATGCTGGCGAAACAGATTTTGCAGACCGTCCGCGTTAGAAATTATCAGCCATAGTCATGGCCACGCCCGTATATATTTTGGACAACGGCACCGATATCTCTTCCATTGTCGATTGGAAGAGCGTGGACGCGGTAAACGTCCTAACGAAAGAGACCGGAACGTTTTCCTTTTCCATCCTTCAGAACGCCGCCACGAATCTCACGATTCCCAAGATCGGCGACACGATAGAGCTGTTCGATTCAAGCGGGATAGTGTGGGGCGGAACGCTGACCGAACAAGAGCCCATCATCGCCGGGCTCATGATCACCTGGCAGTTCACCTGCCAAGATTGGGGATTTTTGCTCGACGGAACTTTGGTAAAAAAGAATTATTCCGGCGTAGACCCTTCGGCCATTGCCATCGATATCGTGAATACGTTCGCGGCCGGCAAGGGAATCAGTGCGGCGACCGTCGCGGATGGCGGATTTGTGCAGTTCGGCAACTTCAGCGTCCCTAGCATCCAATTTAATTATCAGCAACCTTCGAAAGCCTTGCAGTCACTTGCGAAATTGATCGGCTGGGACTGGTACATCGACGCGAACAAAAATCTCCATTTTTTCTTAGGGGACATAGACGACGGTGAGGGAGGAGGGGCGGTAGGCGACGGCGGCGCGGCCCCCATACAGATCGACGCTCTCGGCGGCAAGAGTGGCGCGGATATTTTCTGGAATTCCCTTGATATCGATCTTCAGATAACCAACATGCAGAATCGCGTGTTCGTGCAAGGCGGCACGTACTTAAAAATATTCACGGCGCTCAACACCGTGGACTCCTATATGACAGACGGCGTCCAGCAATCCTTCCCCACGTCCTACGCGTATTCCGAAAGCACCATCTCCGTCACGCTGAACGGCGTGCCGCAGACTGTCGGGATATTAAACCAGGTCACCGACCCGTTGGATTTCAATGTCCTCTACAGCACGACCGACAGGAACATCCAATTTACCGCGGGCGCTCCCGCTTCCGGCAAAACCGTCCTGATCTTCGGCAACGCCCAAGTCCCCATCATCGCAAGCGCAAGCGACGCCGCGAGTATCGCTGCCTACGGCGTGCGCGAAGGGGTGATCAACGACGCGAAAATAACGACCGTGCCCGAGGCGTTTCTAAGAGCCCAGGCCCAAATCCTCCAGTTCGGCCATCCGGTCTACGATCTCAAAGTGACAACCCTTGTTCCCGGATGCCGCATTGGGCAAGTAATCATCGCGAACATTCCCTCAATGGGCATCACGAACTACGCCCTCATCATCAAGCGTGTGGAAGCAACGGTCTTCGTTCCGGGCGCGAATGCCCTCCTCCAATACCAGCTTGAATGCATCGGCTCGGACAACGTCACCTTCACAGATCTCATGACGCTCCTCTTGCAACAGGAAGCCGTGCAGACGGACAACAGCCCGAATACCGTTACCGAGAACCTTGAGGTCATAAGTGAGGAAATTCTTACGGTTGAATCCCTGCTCGCCCCCGTTGCTACTTCCATGCCCTATGAACTGGGCGTCGCCGCAACAAACCAATTCCGCATGGGCTTCTCCCGCCTCTCGTAATACACAGGACTCTTAAAAACCATTTGCTAGAGTAAATAAAGTACCGATGCGAAGAAAAATTAAAGAAAAAGGAGGCATACAAGGCACCGTCATTGTCCGCTCCCATCCGGCCGGCACTATTAAGCGCTATCACGAGCTCAAGAAAACCGACCTTCCCGCCGCTCAGAGGCTACTCAAAGAAGGCAGGGTTTACGTCGTCCAGAAAAACATGATCGTCTGGTCGGCGAGCTGCGGCTACGACATCCTTGTCCAATTTCTTCTCTCGGCCTATACCGGTAGTTTCGCCTTCCCCCTGGGGATAAGCTGGGGAGAGATCGGCACGGGGCTCACTGCGCCCGCGAACACGGATCTTGCACTCACCACTCCCACCGCGCGGGCGACCGTGAGCTACGCGGCCGACAGCGCTTTCAGCATTGCCCAGCTACAGTTTTTCTTCCCCGACGTTACGCTCCCCAACCAGACCTATACAGAGTTCGGGACATTTATCGGGGGTACGTCATCCATCGGCACGGGCAATATGTTCAACCACGCGCTTTTTATCAATCCCTACTCAAAATCATCAGGAACGGACACTACGGTCGAGGTGGACTTCGCCTTCGGCGCGGACAGCGGGTTCGACGATTCGGGTTTCTCATAAATAAAATCAACAATGAAAAAATTATCTCTCTTCCTTCTCGCATTCCTCTTTTTCTTCGGCGCGAAATCTCTCTCCGCTTCCGCCGCCTGCACGCCGATTTCTTCCACGTATCCAGGTTCCCTCGATACCTTCGTCGCAAACGACTGCATCCCTTCCTCATGGGCAAACCAGCTTGAACAGAAACTCGGCATCACGAGCTCCTCCGTCACTTCCTCGCTCGACTATCAGATCAACAATCTCTTCACTTCCTACGGAAGCGAGATCGTGAAAGCCACCTCCACCACAGGACTTTTGCAGACGCTCAACAATCTTTCTGACCTTACCAATCTCGTCTCTGCGCGAGCCAACCTCGGCCTCGGCTCAGCGGCCACGCACCCTTTCAGCGATTTCTTGCCATCCAGCACCCCCTATTCCACCGTTTCTACCTCATCCGCCAATTCTTGGACCCAGCTCCAAACTTTAAATAATGGATTGACGGTCAACGGCACAACGACGCTTGCTTCGACCACGAGCGCGCTCGTCGAAGCGACCTCAACAGGGCAGGTCATTCCTTATCCCGGGAGCACGTGCAGCGCGGGGACTGCCTATACAGGTCTTTCCGCGACCGGCACGCCTGTCTGCACGGCCTTCGGCTCTTCCAATGTCTCTACTTCGAGCGCGAATACATGGTCGCAGGTGCAAAGCACAAACGGAGTGTCGAACACCGGAAACGCGACCTCGACGAGTATCGAGGTTACGGGGACTTCGACGGCATCCTTCGTCGCGAATGCCAATATGCGCTTTCAAGTTCCCCCGCAGGCGACGCTGACCGCGTTTGGATTCACCGACGTGACGCAATATATGGCGAACATCTACGCCGCCTATAACGGCGTCGTAAGTTCTACTGAGTTCGATTTCGGCGCGGGTAACTGGCCGGACGTGACTACGACGACATTCAATTTCTTGGGCGATCGCGTTTACATTACGGGAGTTCCCGGAGGCGGATCTCGTATTACTTACACGCCGACAAGCACGGGCGCGATATGGACGATCAACAACGGTTCAGGATCAACGGGTGGACAGCACACCTCGGCGCAAGGCGTGAATGCTATGTATTTCCAATGTTCGGACGGTTCGAGCACTGCGCTTCTTGTTGGCGGCACTCTCGGCGCGGAAGGTACGAGCATCACGAACAACACATTCAATCACTGCCCCGTCCCGATCGAGAGTGCCGGGAACACGTGGGAGCTTACGATCGACCATAACTTCTTCAGCAGTTATGCCACCGGGACCGTGTTCGATTCTTCGAACAACTCGGGCGAAATGCCGCGCGTTACGAACAACGACTATCACGACAACACGAACTCTACGACCACGAACGGTTTTGTGATGCAGACGGCTTCCACGATCGGCGCTACCGTCTGCTGGAATAGCTTTGACGACACGGGGGTAAATTACGGCGCAGGCAACGTCGGCATCAAGTCCTGCAACTACTTTGAGAATCCGGGGTGGGCAACATACGGCTCTTATCCATTCCTCAAGATCGGTGCGAACTCGACCGTCGTGAGCCAAGATACGTTCGGCAACGATGCCTCGACCACGGGAAACTTCCCGCCCGAGGACATTTCCAACGCGGGTACTTTGATTGATGCGGGCATAACAACCGTTGCGAACGGCACGGCGACAACGACTCCGGCCCTTATCGTGGACACGGGTGCTGGCACTACTGCAGGCATCGGCGTCATCAACGTTCCGAACAGTTCTGGCGGCAACGCAGTTTCCTCAACGATAGGATCTTCTGTATTCAATGCGCTCACCTTCTGGATCGAACCAGCCTATGGCACGAGCACTCCAGATCTGGCTCTGGGGACTCAGGGAACCGTAAATTCCTCTACGTTTATGACTTTCGACGGCAACCGTGTTCAAATCGGCTATGACCCCTCGACGATTGATGGGACCACTGGACAGCTAGCCCTCTTCGGTGGCGGCTCAAAAGGTATCGAAATCTGTGTTAACGGCACTGCAAATCTAGTATGTGGACAAAATGCTATCTACATCAGCGGGACTGCAAACACAGGTGTCGGCGTCGCTGCGGTAGGAATTAATACCCAAAACCCTTCCTCAACGCTCGATGTCAATGGTTCATTTGGAGAAAAAGTCACAACGAGTGCCGTGTCGTCCACGATGACCGCTCTCGCTTCCACTTGGATTTATACGGGGACCACTGCTGGCACATTTACGCTTACGAATTGCACTTCAACTCCTAACCGGCAGTACCTGACGTTCGATGATTCCTCTTCGACCCTCACCATTGCGGCAACGAGCACGAATTTCATATGGCCCAATGTCGGTGGAGCGACTTCAACCTCGGTTTCGGTCACTACTTCCACTCCTTCTTTCTTCGTTTGTGACGGTACAAACTGGCACCAGAAATAACCCCCTCAAACCAGTGAAAGCCATCCGCCTTCCATCCGGAGCAACGTACTACGCGCAAGAACATAACGCGCTCCGTTCCGACGCCGTGGCCTCGTCCTGGCTTCACGTCCATCAGCAGCTCGGGGCTTTGGCTCTTGGCACCACGCCGACGAACGGCCAGACGGTCACGCTCGACATCAACGGCACGAACGTACAGTTCCAGGCCGTCACCGGCTCGCCAACAAATCCGGGAGACGTAAAAGCGCCGGGAACCGCGGCCGGGTTCGTCGCCAATCTCTTTGCCGCGCTCCAGAATCCGACCGCAGCCACCTCGACCTACGTTCCAATCTCTTCCGCGAACGCCGTTCTCATCCAATATCTTGGTTTTGGTTTGGCGACGGGCGCCACGACCATTACGCCGTTCTCTCTCAACACTTCGACGTACTCTCCGCTCTCGTCCTTCAGCGCGAGCACGACCGTCACAAGCGGAACGTGGACGGCACAGACGATGGAACTCTACGTCCAACCCGGAACGTATTACGTCGGCACCACCCGCGTTCTCTTTCTCGGCGGGAGCACGCCGACCTTCACGGCACCGTCATCCCATCCTCGCATAGACCTCGTGACCGCGGATTCGAGCGGGACTATCGCGCTTGTCACGGGGACGGAAAGCGTCTCGCCTTCAGCGCCTTCCTATCCTGCCAATAAAATGGTTCTCGCGGAGATCTACAACGTCGTGGGAGAAACCGCTCTCTACGACAACGATAATCAGCAATCAGGCCAGGGATATGTTTTGAATGACGTGAGGCCGTTCTTCCCGGGCGGATATATAAGCTCGACCTCGCAGGTCGCATCCGGACTTTTCATTTTGGACCCCGGCAGCGAAGTGCAGGGCAATATCCTTTATTGGAACGGCGCGGCGTGGGTGCTTTTGGCACCGGGAACTGCCGGCTACGTTCTCGCAACCAACGGCGCGAGCGCCAATCCCTCTTGGGCGCTCAGCTCCACGACCGCGCAGATAAAAGACACTTCCGGCTCGAACATCACTCCGAACGCCGACAATGCGTATCACACGATAGCTACCTATACGAGCATCCCTGCGATAGCCACAAACCAAACCATCTGGCTCAGGGGGCGCGTAACGAACGCCGACAGCCACAACAAAATCAATTCGTCCATCCGCATCACGATGAACGGCACGACGATATTCACCGTCACAGGAGGGACGGGCGGCTCCCCATTCGATATTTATTTCGACATGATCGTAACCGTCCCGACCCCTGCGAGCGTGCAGATCTCTTCAGGTTCCGGATTCAATACGACCGATCTCGCGCTTCAAGGCATCGCCCAGACGACCGCCGCCAATCTCTCCTCTGCTTTCTCCCTGACGATAGACGGGCTGGTAAATGTGACCGGCTCGCCGGCCATGAACGGCCCCTGGACCGTGGACCACTTCCTTATGACGATCCTCAACTAACATGAACGACGACAACCGCGAAAACGCACCAGATCACGACATCATCATCGAGCTTCGTACCGAAGTGAAGGGCATGCGCGCCGACCTGAAGAGCTTTTCCGACGACACGAAAGAGCGTCTCATCCGCGTCGAAGAAAACAAGCTCGACAAGCAAACCTTCACCGATTTCCTCCTTGACGACAAAGCACGCGACCTCGACAAGGAACGACGCATCCGCTTCCTTGAACGCTGGAGCTGGGCCGCCTGGGGCGTCGTAGGTTTCATCGAGTTCGCACTTATCCTGTACGTGACTTTTCATCGTTAATTACTATCCCCTCCCCCGCCGGTTACCACTCCCCTACCACCAAAAAACCAATAAAACCGAGGCATGCGATAGGGGAGGGGATTGACTATCCCCACCGCCGCTCTCGACAGATTCCGAAGATATTCCACAATGAAGTAAAGCAATGGAGTTTGTACACCCTCATAAAGTAGGAAAGAAGCTTGGCGTCATCCACGAAGAAAATCCGAGCCTTCATCCGCTCAGTTTGGTTCGGGCTGCGATCCCTCCCGTTCGGCCGCCGCAATATCTCCTCGACCCGGCCGGGCCGTTCTTCACCCTCACCGCCCTCATGCAGTCATTCAGCCCTGCCTGTGGCGGATACTCTCTCGCCCAGCTCGTCAATTTTCTCGCCGTCGTCAAGAAAGGCGCTTCGCCCGTAGACCTCTCCGGCAGTTTCGATTATGCGTTTGAAAAAACGGTCGACGGATATCCCAACGACGACGGCACCACCATCACGGCGATCGGGATCGCCGGGCCGAAGGGTTCCTGCCTCAATGCTCTTTTTCCCGATGACGGCGACACGACCTTAAATCCCATGGGCGAAAAAAACGCGCCGTGGTCCGATGCCACTCCTCAAGCCATTGCCGATGCCATCACCCGCGCGCTCGGCACTCCGTTTCTTCTCGACGACCTCTCCATAGATGGGATACACCAAGCATGCTTTGAAAACGCGGCCGTCATTTTGGAATTGCAGCTTGGAAAAGAGTGGTATACGTCCGTTTCCGGAGAAGAGACATGGGATGCGGCCGAGATCCTTCCCATCCGCCCGCCTGCGACCGTCATCGACAGCCATTTCGTTCTCGTTGCTCCCTATGACGAACCGAACGACCGGACGTGGTTCATCAACTCTTCTTCTCCGCGATGGGCACAAAACGGCTTCGCTTATTTCGGCGCGGACTACGCTCCGTTCATAAAATCGGGCATCGCCTTCAAACAGATCCCTCCGAGCGTCTCGGCCGTCCTTCAAAACCCCACCGTCCCGACAGAAACAAAACCCGCTCTTATCCAGCAAATCATTACCGATATCGAGGCGGCCGTCGCCTTAATCCAGAAAGAACTCTAAAGGTCGAAATCTTTATTCAAAACATGAAAGCATTTTTCGCGAATCCAGTGGTCCACGCCGTAGTCGTCGCGCTCGTCTTCATTGTGACGTACGTCGTCACGGCAGGCGGCGCATGGCAGACCATCACGCTCGGCTCCATTGCCGCCGGCGCTCTGCACTACCTCACCTCCCTCGAATAGTCCGCAACTCCTGACGCGCACGGAACGCTTTCGACCCGTCACCCGTGCGCCTCAGGGCTTACGCCCTTTTTGTTCTTTCAAAATTAAAAATCTAGGAGATCACATGGTATGTCTATTTCCACTCGGACAATTCGTTGCCACGCCCGGCGCGCTCGAAGCGCTTGCCACAAACAATCAAACACCGGGCGAGTTCGTTGCGCGCCATCTCAAAGCCGATTGGGGCGACCTCGATCAAGACGACAAGACTGCGAACGACGACGCCCTGAAGGTCGGCGAGCGGCTGCTCTCCGCCTACCATCTCCGCGACGGAACGGTTTTGTGGATATTGACAGAAGGCGATAGAAGTGCCACAACACTTCTCTTGCCGGAGGAGTACTGATGCCTCCCCGCACATGCCATCACTGCCAC